GTTGTGCCGGCAGCAGCGGGAGCCGAGCCGATCAGGAGGGCAATAGAGCTAAATAATTGACGAAACATAAAAGGATTCTCCAATGCTGCGCGCTTTCAAGTTGAAAGCGCGCATCTAAATGTCAGAGGGAAATAAGAAGAAAACTTATGCGGCGATTTTCTGGGTGCGCAGCTTCCACGGTTCGGTGACATCGGCGCCCATGCGGTAACGCCCCAGAATAACGGTTTTGTTTTCCTCGGCGCCGACTTCGCGCAGGAATTGAATGGAGAAGCCAACACGCCGCAAAAGCGTAATGCCGTGCGGATCGCCCCACAGAATCGGGAAGGTGCCTGCTGCTATGTCAGGCGTAAAATCAGAGTAGTAGTAGCGATAGCCCAGCAGGTTCGCGGGCACATCGTTTACCATGCCTGCCTGTTGCTCCATCGGCCAAAGCGGGCGATCTGTGGTGTCCTTCATTTGCGCTAAGGCAAGGCCGGTGCTTGTCGAGTTAAAGACCCAACGCAAATTTCCCTGATACTGCCGGCGAATCGCAAACTTCAAAGCCTGCAACCCATCCTGCGTTAATTTCGTGGCGTGCCCGCTTTTTACACTGGTGATGCGGTTCTGGGTGTCAACCCCGACAAGCGCACCGTGCGGTTCGCGCACGCCGGTGCCATTGAGCAGCATATCCTCATCAAATAAATCAACGGCTTCGCGGAAGGCATTGGCGATGAAGCCCTCAATGTCAATTGAGGCATCCTCTATGAAGTCGTTGTAAAGTTCCAGGCGCATCATGAACGTATTGACAGGAATGCGCAAGCCGCCAAAATTTGGATTATCGGCGGTAATGTTCGCCTTGACTGGCTTTTCGCCTGCCTTGTAGATGCGAACCGGCGTTGGATAGCGCTCGTCGCCGGAAAACTGCACGGTGTTGAACGTGAGGTTGTCCTTACTGGTTGTGAGCTGCGTTACCGAATTGCGCAGCTCAGTTGGGGCAGGTTTGCGCATCAGGATGTTAGCCGCCATTTCAGTGCCCACCAACTGCCCGCCGTTTTGGTCAATGCCCTCTTCCAGTGCTTTGCGTGCCGATGCCGAAACCCCGGACATGTCACCTCTGGCACGAAACAGTTCGTTCAGCGCGGCTTTGTAACTCGATGAGCTAATCGCCTTGATCTGCGCGGGCGGCAACACCCCGGCGCCCGCCTGCTGCATCGCTTTGAAAGCGCCTTTGTCTTCGATGTCGGCATAGCCGCTCGGTTCGCCTTCACCTGTTTTTACAGCCATGCCCGGCTGGTGCAACCCGCCGACAGGTTCGTTATCCCACGCTTTGAGTTCGGCTAAATCACCCTGCGCGGCTTTAGCGCTTTCGATCTGGCCCCTGATGGTCTTGCATTCGGCAATAAGCTCAGTGGCTTTGGTCGCGTCCGCATCGGTGGCATCGGCTTTTGAGCTTAGAGCTTCGGCTTCGGTCAGTTTTGCAGAGTATTTCTGCTGAAGTGCTTTAATCACTGGTGAATCCACGCGATCTCCTTTGACCGCGCGCACGAAAATATGGAGAAGGTAGGCGCCCGGTATTGTGATAAATGATAATCAATATCGTTAGTTATTGCAAATGAGAATCAATATCGTTAATAAAGGGTAGGAATTGTCTTGATAATGATTATCATTTATTAATAAAATAAAGGGTGTCCAGCCGTTTCAAAGATAGCCATATCCGCCATGATAAAAAGCCCGCTACTTTTAAAGTAGCGGGCTTTTTTGTTGTTTTTGGCTGCGATTTTGTGTCCGAAAAATTAAGCGGAACAGGTATCAAGTATATAATTCCCAAACTAAAAGACAGAAGGCTCAGAAGAGGCATTGCGAGTGCCAAATCTGAGCCTTCCGGTGGGTGATAATTTCACCCGCGCGAAACGGATAAATTATATAGTAACTGGCGTTGTCCTTCAATTTAAAACAACCTTTATGTGCCTTAGCTCGCAACATCGAGCAATTGCAGCGCTTCGATTTGCAGGCTAGTCAAACGACGCTGCAAATTCATGCGACCTTCTACTTCAAGGCTCCGGTCGTATTGATAATTAACCTCGCTACGCAAACGCTCCAACTGATCAGCAATAGCTTGGGGCACGTCAAAGATGCCTTCATAAGTTTCCACAAGGGCTTTTAAGGGCAGCGCTTTAATGGCCTGCACATGCTCTTTAGTGCGCGGTTCACACGGCGTTGGTGTAAAAGAGATTTCGCCGATAACCCACGTTTTAATCTCGCCATATTCGTTGATGTGGGCGGGCGTGTCGCCAGCGCGTCGCACGGTATGACCAACGGCGCCACTGGAAACGCCCATCTTACCGGCCATCACGGTGCCATAAACGGCGCGCTCGTAATCATCGGCCATGTCGAGCAGGGTTTCGACCAGCAAACCACACTCATCACGCTGAACTTTCTTCCACGGCGTGAAACGATGATCGCGCTTATCTTCAAAGCCTTTGATGGGCAATGTGTGGTGCATCAAGCATTCAACGCCATCGCCTTCATGAGGGCCAAGGTAAGTGCCTTTGGTGAACCAGTCACCGACTAAATCCGGCTTGGTCGCATCGCCATGCAGAATGCCGTAAGCCTGCACTTTGCCCATCTGCTTGCTTACGCCGTCCTTGCCCTTAACTTCGATAAAGCCGCACGCTTTTAAAGCGCCGCCAGGCATGATTAAGGAATCGTTTTTCATTATTGATTTACCTCGATGCGAGATTTTGCAATCTCAAAATAATTGGACTCTCGTTCGATGCCGATAAAACTGCGGTTTGTGTTTTTGCAGGCCGCACCGGTAGAGCCGGAACCGGCAAAGGGGTCAAAGACAACGGCGCCTTCATTGCTATAGGAGCGTAGTAGCCACTCCAGAACAAAGGCTGGTTTTTCGGTTGGATGCACCTTGTTCTGATTGGCAACAGTCGGGGCTTTTAAAATGCTTTTAGGGTATCGTTCGCCGTCGCTGTGACGAGTCACAGTGACGAAGTTTGAATACACATTTGAGCCGCGCGGTCTGTCGTTGTAATAAGGCTTGTGACCTGTTGTTTTTTGCGGATTGTAAACCCATTGCCCGCTCTGGCAAAACACCAGAATGTTTTCGTGAATGGTTAAAGGGCGCCGGTTAGCGTTTAAAAAGCCGGTGGGCGCCATCTTTTCCCAGACAATTTCATGTCGAAACTTTTTGCGATTCGAGATGATTAAATCGCTTGTAAAGGGCTGCGCTGAAAAGCAAACAGTGGCAGCATCCTTTTTGGCGATGCGATGAACTTCTTTCCACCACGCGGCCCAGTCAATGCGAACATCCCATTTGCATGCTGTTGTTGCATAAGGAGGGTCGGTTAAAACCAAATCCACGCTGTTAGATTCCAGGCCGCGCATTACTTCTAAACAGTCGCCGAGGTGTAATTGATAAGGCTTAATCATTCTCCACCTCGCCTTTAATCTCTTTGTTTTGTTCGGCAGTTGATTCACTTGAAGGGTCATCCTCTTTACCCTCTAAGTCACCCTCCAAGTCGGGAGCTTCTGGCGCTTTCGGCTCGCGCAACGTATCGCCGCCCTCTATGGGCTTGTAGCCGGTTTTGGTGCGCGCTTCGTTGGGTGTCAGGAACGGCCCGCCACTGGCCTGCACCAGCGTTTTGAAGAGTTCGTTCTCATCGGCCTTCAAGCAGGCCACATTCGAGAGGTCAAACCAAACGCGATAATCTAACGTGTCAAACTCTTCGGCTAAAAAGCCATCGGTTAAGGCCTGCGCAAAGATGATGTTGTTAGGAATCACGCAGTTTTCATAAGCCTGCTTGCGCTCATCGTTGCGCCCGCCTTTGGTCTTGGAATCGCCCACAGCGCTGCCTAAGTTGATGATCGCGCCGGGAATGCCAAAGGCACCGGAAAGGCGCTCTTCGGGCACGCTGCGCAAAAGGCCAAAGCACATCTGCTCTAAGGAAAAGCCCGGCATGGTGATGTCCACCGGAATGCTCTGAATAAAAGGCTCGCCGCGATTGGCACCGGTAAAGGATTCGCGCCACATCTCCTTGAATTCGGCGCGCTGGGCCTTCTCCATTTTGGTGATGCCCTGCGAACCCAGTTGTTTGGGCGATACGATAACACCGGGGATGCCGATGTTCTTGCACAGGTAAGCAGCAATGGCGCCGGCTTCATTGTCGGTGGCGACTTCGCGCAGAGAGGCGTGCCAGGTGCCGACGCCTTTGCGGCCCTGCCAGTCGGGGTTATAGCCGTTGCGGATATGAATAATATCTTCAACGGGAATCGCGTAAACCTCGCCATTGACGCGGTATTCGTAACAGCTTATGAAGTCCGAGCCGTTCTCTTTCCAGCGCGGGTCAATCATCGTGGCCGGCATATGCCAGAGCTGCACAACGCGACCCGAACCGGCGCGGCCTTTCCAGATGTAGGCATCGCCGAAAACGTGAAAGTCAAAGCGCAAGGCATCGAGCAACTCGCGGCCAGAGCGGCCCGGATGAGGATGGCGCAGAGTTTGAAGCGCTTTGCGGGCGCGAGGCGTGAGCGTGCGCTTCCAATCCTCATTGGTGTCTGTGGTTTGAATGCAGATTTCGGCTTCGATTGAAGCGCGCTTCTCCCAGGCCAAGCAAAGAGCGGGCACACTGGACTTCCAGACGTGCGGCGCTTCGGCTTCAAAGTCCACTTCGGCACCGCGTAGCCAGCGAAAAGCACCGCCGCGCCCGTTGCTGCCTTCAAGGACAGGGCGATCTAATAATTTTCCGATTTGATTAAGAAAGGGTAAGACCATGCCTCACAACATAAGGCAGGGCACTATTCAATCACGCAAACATCAAGAAAAGTTGAGGAAAATGTGAGTTAGAATAGGGATATGAAAGTTTTTGTGCGCCTTGGCAACCTGCTTTGGACAATTGGTGAATATGAACTGCACTATGGTGGCACTGTTTGCTGTGCTGGAAACCAGCCATTTCGGCACGGCCCACTACCGAATGCGCTTGTCATCGTATTGCCATAAACCAAAAGTGCGCCCTGAATCTCTACACGAAACAGGGCGCGCTTTACTCCTAAAAGTATATACCACTAAGTAATAGAGTTGAGAATCAATCCCACTCCCACTTGGTGCGATTCTTCAAGCCCCAGTAAGCCAGGGCAAGGGCACACACACAATCATCGTGTTGCCCTTCCGGCGCATTCATTTTAAGGTTGCCGCTTTTGCTCATCTGATACTCATAAGCGCGCAGTTCGCCGGTCTGAACCGCAATATCCATTAGCTGCGCTTCGTTCTGCTCGATGCGCATAGCCATGTTATTGATTAATTGCTCTTTAGACGAACTGGAAAACTTAAAGGGAATGACCGGCACATCGCGGGCGCGCAAGCCTTCAAAGATGGGGTCGCCCACGCCGGTGCAATCCAAAACTACAGGAGCATCGTTATAGAGCTTGGAAACGCGCTGAATCGCTTCCATCTGGCGCTCCCAGCTAATCGAGTTAAAGCGCTCGTGGTAGACCTGTTTGCCGTTTTCATCTACGACATCAATCACGGTAAAGTCTTGAAGGCGCGCGAGGTCTGCGCCCGCGCTGTAGCTTTTACCCGGCTGGGGCGCTTCGTTTTCCGTAACGCCGCACAGAATCACGCGGTCAATGCCGCGAAACACGCCACCGGCATCTTCAATAAATTCGGCTAAATACTCCTGGCGATAAACGCGCTCCGGCAGTTCCAGGCGCGCGGCTTCGACTTCACTGGGGTCAATAAAGGGATTGGAAACCGTCGGCATCTGCCAGCTATTCCAATCGGGCTGCAATTCATCCTGGCCGCGCTGAAAGCACTCCCAGAAGAAGTTCATGCCGCGCGGCGTGGAAAACAAATAAGCATCACCTTTATAATCGGTCAGGGTCGGGCGGATAACGGCGCGCCACGCTTCGCCTAAGTGCGCTACCATCGCCGCTTCATCAATCACCCAGCGTTTATATTTGCGGCCACGAATCGATTCAAAGTTTTCCAGTGACCACATTTCGACCACGCCGCCGGTAATTAAATCAATACGATGATCGGAAGCATTAGCCGCAACAGTCAAAGGTGCTAAAGTGCGCCGCGTTTCCAGCCACGACTCTTTCAGCATTTTATGCGTTGGGCTTGCCCACGCCACGGGATAGCCTTCGAGGGCCGGGCCAATCAAGACGTTGTTGCCGATGA